CCGCAAACTGTAGAGCCGCAACCCGTGCCGAGCGGCAATGGCCCGGTAGTGATCCTGGTGCGGGAGATGCTGGGCGTCGTCGAACACGATGACGCCGCCGGGATTCAGTAGTCCGCAAGCGACCTCGGCGGCCTCGTTGCGGGTGTCACCGCCGGCGAGGTCGACGAAGATGAGGTCGTAGGTGCGTTCGGTGGTCAGCTCATCCCACAGCACGAGACCGGTGGTCGAAAGCCGGTTGGCCTCGAGGAACTGGCGAGTCCTGTCGAGCCATGCCGGGTCGGTGTCGACCGAGGTGACCGGGCTGCCCCACCGTCGCAAGATGGCCGACGACAGCCCGGAGCCAAGGTCGAGAACACTGGCCGGCCGGCGGGTGCGGCACAGGAAGTCGAGGTAGGCGGCGGTCTGCCGCGACACGGCCCAGTCGAGTGCCGAGACGTTCTCAACGTAGTCCTGCCAGAGCGCCTTCGTGCCCTCGAGCGCCAGGTGCCAGTCCTCGTCGTTGGGGGACAACTCGGGCAGCTCGGCACGCAGGCGGGTCCGGTCCGCCTTGCCTTCCTCGGTGGGTGACTGCCACACCCACAGTGACGCCATGAAGACAACGTCACTCTCGGGCAGTAGGTCGAGCACCGCCCGGCGGACGTCGTCGAAGTGGGCGTCGTCGCCGCAGATGATGCCGCCCGGCTGCATCTTGGGGATGAGGGCGGCGAGGTTGTCGTACACCTCGCGGTAGCAGTGGTCGCCGTCGACGAAGGCAAGTGCGATGGGCGCCGTGATGTGCGGCAGCAGCTCCCGCCAGCCGGTGCGGTGGGCGACAACGTTGCCCCGGGTGTAGGCGGCGACGTTGGCCGTCCACTGGGCGAAGATGTCGCGCTCGGCGGCCAGGGCTGACGAGATCTCGTGGCCTCGGCCGTCCCAGGGGTCGCAGGTGTGGACGGCCCGAGGGTAAGCAGCGTTGGCGAGGGCGACGGTGGAGCGGCCCTCCCGGGCGCCGATCTCCAGCACCACGCCGGGCAGGTTCTTGACGGCCGCCATGAGCCCGGCGAGGACGTCCTGGGACTCTCGGCTGAACCACTCCTCGTGAAACCCGGGGGCGGTCATCGGGGCCTCCACCACGACTCGGGGCAGCGCCGCTCATGGATCATCGGCGGCCACGTCTCGTCCACGTCGACCGGCGCCATCTTCGTGCCGTCCACGTGGAAGCCCTCGGTCAAGAAGCGGTCCCGCTCCAGGCCGGCGCGCGTGCGGTGTTCGATCTCGGGGTGACAGAACGAGCCGAGCTTGTCCAGGGCGGCGTCGCGGCCGCCAAGCCAGGAGAAGTGCCAGCCGGCGTCGAACAGCGGCGTGACCCGCCATCCGGCACCCTTGCCGTCGAAGTTGGCGCCGATGAGGCCGTTGCGCTGGTTGCGCACGATCTGCCAAGCGCCGGGGTGGTAGACAAGGTCGTCGACCACCGTGCGCTCGCCGCAGTCACGGGCGGTGTCGACGGTGACGGCGACGGTGCCGCCCCACGGCTCGGGATGGAGCCAGTCGACGGCGAAGCAGTGAAGCGCTTGGCCGAAGGTGACGAACTCCCGGAACTTGGGCCGCACGTTGCGGACAAACAGCGGGCGGCAGATCTCGTCGATGTCGCCGTGGAGCACGACGTCGGTGCCTTGCAGTCCGGGCACCTGGCGCAACCCGGCCCATACCCAGTCCCGCTGCGCCCACTCGCGCGACCACGGGTCGGACTGGTGGTCCCAGTGGGGCAAGTCGGTGGCCCGAACGACGATCAGCTTGTCCCGCCAGACGTCGAAGCGGTCGGTGGTCGCCAGCGCCTCAGTGAGGTGGTAGGGCTTTTGGTGATCCTGGTGGTCGACGTCGGCTTCGACGGCGACGAACCAGTCGACCGCCCCGGCCATCGTGTCCAGCCGCAGCTCGAGCATGTCGAGCTCGCGGTTGACCATGAACGTGTCGACGACGAGCGGGCGCCTCACCAGATGCCCCGCTTCACGGTGCGGCGGGACTCGATGAGGGCGGCCCGCTGGCGGAACTTCATCTCGTCGCTGCTGCCGTACTCGCCGCCCCGGACGTAGATCGGGTCGGCGTCCCAGTCCTCTGGCCTGCCTTCGTAGCGGGGCTGGCGGTGGATCACCCGAGAATCGAGGCAGGGCGTGAACCGGCCGAGCGCCTTAGCGAGCTGGATGATCTCGACGTCAGTGAAATAGTGGAAGTACGCCTCGGGCGCCAGAAAGCCGGGGCCGTCGAGACACGATCCTTCAGTTTCCACATAGGAACGCCGCACGAAGAAGTGGTCGCTGTGGAAACCGCTGGCGACCCGCTGATTGCGAACTTCGCCGACGTTGGCATCGTTAGTGCCGATGACGTCGTAACGGTCCGACAGCGCTCGGGCGGCGGACAGCCACCCGGGCGTGAACTCGACGTCGTCGCCGCAACAGAACACGAACGACTCGGTGGTCTGGCGGAAGCCGGAGTTGAGCTTGCAAGCGAAACTAGGGCCTCGGTCACTGACGAGATAGGTGGCGCCAGCGGCCTCGACGGCAGCGATCTCGTCGGTGTCGTCGGCGTCGACGACGAAGTAGAGGTTGGCGGTGCCGTCGTTCCAGCGCTCGAACGACTCGACCAGCGGGGCGACGTTCTGCGGTCGCTGCATGACCGGGACCAACACGGCGACGTCGTCCATGAGCGGCTTGTCGGCCGGCGGCGGCGGGTCGTCGAGCGACGCCAACACGGGCAGCCAGTAGGAGCCGAAGACGTAGTCAGCATCGTAGGAGCGAGCAAAGGCCCGGGCTCGGGCCGCCATGCCCTCGTGGTCCTCTTGGATCTCAGCGTGGGCCTGCTCGAGCGCCGCCACGATGCCGTCGACCGACGGCCGGACGTACCAGGCCCGAGACGCCTCGTCCCACCACTCCTGACCCTTGACGGTCCAGCCGACGCCGACGAGCTCGGGCTGGGCGGTGAACGCCGAGGCGATCACCGGCACGCCGCACGACTGCGCCTCGATGAGCGGGACGCAGAAGCCTTCGCCCGCCGACGGTGCGAGTAGCACGTCGAAGCAGGTGTAGAGGGCGGCGAGTAGGTGCGGTGGGAAGCCGATGCGGTAGCCGTACTGGTCCGAGAAGCGGAAGCAGGTCTCGTCGAGGCCGCAGGACTGCGCCAGACGCACGAGATTGAGCCCGCCCATGACGCCGGTCTGCTCGGCATGGACGTGCAGTAGCGCCTCGGGGTGGTCCTTGCGGAACCGGGCGAAGGCCCGGAACGCCTCGGCGAAGCCCTTGCGGTCGTTCGGGTCCTTGTTGTGGCTGACCATACCGACGACGAAGGCGCCGTCGGGGTGGCCGTAGAACTGGCGCGCCGGCACCCCGTCCACCGTGAAGGTCGGGCGGAAGACGTCGGTGTCGACGGCGAGCGGGACGTACAGCGGCTCGAGGCCGACTTCGGCGAGCGCCGCCTGGCCGAAACGGCTCATGGCGATGGGCGTGGCCTTGGTGTCCTCGAAGAACTTGACGACGCCCGGCGGCACCGGCTCGTGGTCGACCGGAGTCCAGGCGGCGATGTTGTAGTCGTCCAAGAACGGGTGCCCGGTCAGCGACCACACGTCGATGAGTGGGACGATCCAACCCGAGCGGCGGTCCTCGCCGAAGAAGTGGTCGGCGTGGCCGTGGAGGATGTCGCCCGAGCTCGTGGTGAACCCGCTCGGGTACAGCCGGATCTTGTGGCCGCGCGGACTCGTCCACGTCGTCACGCCGGCCTGGTTGCCGTAGGTGCAGCTGACGGCGACCTCGTGGCCGGCCTGGGCCAGCCGGTCAGCCAGGAGCGCCGTCTGGACGCCGTAGCCGGTCGGGACGTTGGGGCCGTTGGAGTGGATGAGGAACTTCACGCCACCCTCGTCTCGTAGGACCGGGGCGGCGTGGAGCCGGCGCGCTGGGTGAAGACCACGTAAGTTCCGAGGTCAGCGTCGAGGAAGGCCGACACGACGACCTCGCCGCTGCGCTCGATGGCGTCGATCTGCTCGTGCGCGCGCGCGGGGGCGATGCGGTGGAAAGGCAAAGCGAACCTCCCGGCAGGGATGTGGTTGGGGGGTGTTGCACCCGGCAAGGGAGGAGGAGGCGGGCGGACCTCCTCACTCCCTCCCCTGCCGGGGGAACGGTCCCGAACTAGACGTTCTGGACGAGGTTGTTCAGGTGACGAACCTGGGTGTGGTTGCCACCGGCACGCCACTTCCCGCGGAAGTACGTGCTGTCGGTGTTGAAGCCGTACTCCGTTGACCGCTCGATCACGGGGTTGCCGACCGTGCGGATGACGTACTCGGAGAAGTCGCCGAACGTGGCGAGCGTGGCGTTGGAGCCGGCGGCCGCGCAGTTCGGGTCGGTGTAGACCGGGTAGCCCAGGAAGCGGTCGGGCTGGCCGGTGACGACGCCCTGGGTTAGCGAGGGCTGCCACAGGAAGGCGCCGATGGTGCCGCCTGCGCCGTCACGGAGCTTGCGAACCGTGCCCGCCGTTGAGTCCTGCATGAGCCACGCCGCGCCGGCGCTGCGAGCGCCGTCGTTCACGCTGTAGACGGTGTCGATGTACTTCTCCACCGTGGGGGCGATGAGCGAGCCACCGGTCTTCACCGGGGCGTTGGTGCCGGCGCCGGCCAGGACCGTCATGCCGGTCGGCTCCGAGGAGCCGGTGCCGACGACGAGGTCGGCGTCGATGACACGGCCAAGGGCATAGCCGAGGTCACGGCCGAGCCACGCACCGAGGTCGAACACCGAGTCGGACAGCAGCTCGTTGGCGACCTGCACCAGCTGACCGTACTTGAACACGTTGAGGTCGACACGGCCCATGACCGGATCGGTGCCGCCGATGGCGAGGTTCTGCGACGAGACCTGGGTACCGACGGCATGCGTCGCCAGCCGGGGGAGCTGAAGGTTCTCGCCGCTGGCCGTCGACATCTGCATAGCACCGATGCGGAAGGCGGCGATCGAGGCCTCGAGGTACTCGTACAGCGAGCGGGCCAGGTTGGTCGGCACGATGAGCGAGCCCGAGGAGGCGTCCCAGGCGAGGGCACGGATCTCGTCCGGGCCGGCACCCTGGCGGAGCAGCTGGCGCTCCCGCATGGCGGCCCGGATGTCGACCTCGAAGTCGCCGGCTGCGCCGTTGGCGACCCAGGAGCGGAACTGGTCGACCTCGCGACGGTCGCGCCGCTCGACGGCGGCCTGGCCGAACAGGGCCATGGCGTTGTCGCGGAGCTGGGCGGCCTCGCGCTCGCGGGTCTCGGTGGCGACGAGGTCGCGGACCTCGGCGTCGATGTCGTTGATCTCGGTGTTGATGCGGTCCCACGACTGCCGCTCCTCGGCGGTCATCTCGCGAGTGCCGACGGTATCGAGCAGGTGCTTGCCCTGCTCCCACGCCCGGAGGCGCTTCTCGTTGAGCGCGATCACGCGCGCCTGGAGATCCATTGCATTCACTCCTTTTGGAGGTTGAAGGTGGTTGGCGCGACGTGGTGGCACCGCGTGGTGGCCCGTCAGGGCTCCGAGTCGGCGCTCCGAGTTCGCAGAGGGCGTGTCAAGCTGCGGGCGGGTGCCGCAGCTGCCACAGGGCGAGGCGCAGCGCCGCGTTGGCGTCGGCCTCGGGGGTCGTCGGGGCGGGCAGGAGCGAGCGGAAGTGCTCGTAGCCACGCCGGACGTCGTCCTCGGTCAGGTCGAGGTCGGCGATGTTGGCGAGGAAATCGTCGAAGGACCGCACGGTAGCCGACGTGGTCGAGCTGGCCGGGAAGGTCACGATGGAGACGTCGAACAGCTCGATCTCACGGATGATCCGCTCGGTGTAGTCCTTCGACCACTCCTGATCCTTCACCCGGAAGCCGATGCTCATCTGGTCGATGTCGCCCCGGCTCATGGCCGAGCGGATCTCCTGCACCGTCGGGTTGGCCGGGTCCAGCGACGCCATTGCGCGCAGGTGCGGGTCGGCGGCCAGGCTCAGCGTCTTGGACTTGGTCCGGGCCAGCGGCACGCCGTCGTGGTTCACCAGAAGCCGCACGTCGGCCTTCTGCTTGATCGTGCGGTTAAAGGCGCCAGGGGCGATGGTCTCGGCGAACTCGCCGAAGTGGTCACGTACCACGTAGGGCGTGTCGACGACGGAGGCGATCCCCTCGAAGGTGAGGCGGTCGTCTGCGTCGGCGCGCATCTCCAGGGCGTGATCGAAGGCCCGCAGCTCGCGGGGCGACGTGGCGCGATCGGCGATGTCCATCATTGGTGATGACCTCGGAGGTCAGGCGTCGTCGTCTTGGACGACGTCGGTGGGGATCGGGTCGGATTCGACCTCGGGCTTCTCCGGCTCCGGCAGTGGCGGCAGGTCTTCGTACTCCCGCATCTCAGCCGTGGTCATGAGCGACGCCTGCCCAAGGGCGGCCGCCGACGCGTTGATGCGCGACGCAATCTCGTAAAGAGCGAAGCGCTCCGACGGGTTGCCACGCAGGAGGCCCTCGACGTTGAGCTTGCAGTAGCGGGGCTGCGCCATCAGCGTCGACACAAACGACTCCAGACGCACGATCCACGGACGAAGCGCCACCTGCACCCGGCGGGCGTTGCGGTCGGCGAGGTTCCCATACGTCAGCGACGTGCCGTCAACCGGGATGCCAAGGTCGGCCGGGTCCAGCAAGAACACCTGGGCGGCGATCTCTGCCGCCGTCCACTGGCGGGTCTGGAGGAACTGCGACTGCTCGTTTGTGACGCCGGTGGACTTCCAGGTCATGCCCCCCTGGAGCACACCTGGCGTTCCCTTGAACGCCCGCTTGCGCTTGCGCGCCCACTGCTCGGCGATGTTGCGCATCGTCTCGGGCTGAACGGCGCCGGGCGCCTCGATGACGCCGGGCATGTTGGCCTCGGAGTCGAAGAACTTAGCGCCGTACTCAGTGGCAGCCAGGCCGAGGCCGATGGACTGGCGGGCCGCCTCGAGCGGCGATATACCGACGTCAGTGCCCGGCTTCATCAGCGCCTTCAGGTGGCGGATCTCACCGGGGAACACGGCGCCGCCGACGAGGTATTGCAGCCGGCCACTGATGCGGGTCGGGACCACCGCCTGCGGGTCGACGGGGACGAGCTCGACAATGGTGCCCCGGTCGTTACGCAGCACGACGACGTAAGCATTGCCCTCAAGCAGCAGCGACCACAGCACCTGGCCGCACCAGTCGGCCCACTCCAGGTTCGCCGTCGGGTGGTCAAGCCACGCCGGTCGGGCGACTTCCTCCTTGGTGCCGTCGGGGCGGCGCCGGAAGCAGTCGACGGGCAGGGTGGAGATCGAGTCGCTGATGAGGCGGACCGAGCCGTAGACGGCGAGGAGCTGGGTGGCGGTGTCGGCGGTGACGGTCATGCCCGACCACGAGGTCAGGCCGTCGCCCGGCCACGGCCCCCAGGCCGTCAGCGCGCGCTCCTCGTGGTGGCCGGCGAACAGTCGGGCCAGCATCAGCCACCGCCAGCGCGCCGCTCGAGGGCGATGCCGACGGCGACGGCGATGGCGCCGACGAAGATGACGGCGAGCCCGGCGGCGAGCATGTAAGCACCCAGGACGGCGGCCGACAGGCCCAGCCCTTGCATCGACGAGGCGATGATCTGCTTGCGCTGCATCACGGCTCCTCGTCGGTCAGGAAGTCGTCGGGGTCGAGGAAGGCGAAGTCCGTTAGCGGGCTGTGGGCCGTAGCACGCTCGACGGCCAGCACCAACGCTACGGCGGCGTCGATGTGGCCTCGGCTCTTGGACTTGGCGAGCATGAACCCGCGCTCGTTGAATCGGGCTACGGCGTTCAGAACGTGGATCGTAAAGGTCTGGTCGCCATCGTGAGTGAGTCCGCCGTTGCGGACGAGCTCGTATGCCTTGCCGCAGGCGGCAGACATGCGCTCGACAGACTGCGGAATCTCGACCATCGGCAGTCCTTCGTCGGCCAGCATCTTCGCTGGCACATCGAAGAAGCGAGGGTCATAGCTCACGGCCTGAACGGCGAAGCGGGACGCCATGTCGCGCACCGCCTGCATCACGTCAGTAACATCGACGGCTCGGTCGGCGGTCGGCGTCCACACTCTCGACCACGCGTGTAGACGTTCGTCGGGACGGCGCTGAACGGCCACGAGCGCCGTCGAGTCCCGCTTTAGGGCCACATCCACGCCGAGCCACGTCGGCGCTCCTAGAACGGGCACGTAGGGGGCAATCAGGGAATCCCACAGTCGCCGGCCGTCGTCACCCAGCCAGCACTCGACGCCGTCGACCCACTGGCCGAGCCGGAAGATGCGGAAGTGCGCTTCGGGGGACATCTGGACGGCCGTCCGCAGCGCGTTG